TACGAAGTAACATCATCCCCTCCTGATACTAGGGCAGAGTTTAGCAACTCAGTCAAGCCGTCTAATTTAATAACCTGGTAAGTTACTTTAGGATAACCTAATGGTCTAATCTGATGATTAAGGTAATCAACCAGAGACTTAGCTCGTTCAAGTTCTACTCGGTGCTTTTGACCGTAATCAAAGGATAGTGCTGTTACTTCGTAGCCATCGGCAAGTAGACGAAGCAGCAAGGTGGAGCTATCCATTCCTCCACTTAAAGATAATACTGCTTGTTTCATTTTTGTTTATATATAAAATACGATAATTTTTCTAAATCTTCAACTTCTATGAAGTGTTTATTTTCCCAGATCTGAACTAGGATCTTTCCTAAGTCTCTCTCTTGACCGGTTAAGCTTGCGTCTTTATCAAGAACGTTCTTAAGATAATCGATTACCATCTGCTGTCTATCCATGTCCAAAATACTCCTTTAAAAATGATTCCGGGTAGAGGCAAACCTTCCCTGAGTATACAGGGTTGCTAATTTCTCTAGATTTAATTTTTACTTTCTTTTTTCTAGCTGCTGCTTCAACTACTGCCCCTAATTCTGGACCGGCTGCTCTTTTTAAGAAGTCGTAGAGGGATAGGTATTTATTATTTTTCTGGTTTTTCATCTTTTGCATAGTAGTGGTTAAGGACTGTAAATAGACATACACAAACTCCTAGTTCAATAGAACCTATAAGAAGATTACTTACCATCATGTCTAAGGACATTGCTAAAAATAGGCCAATCATGACCATTAGTATATTAAGATTACTTTGACTCATATTGCTAAATTTACGAACTTTTCTTTTTGCGTGCAACTTTTTTCTTAGGAGCTTTCATATACTTCTTCCATTCATCGGAATATTTATGCTCTACCCTAATCGGGTTATGAGGATTCTTATTTGTATCAAAAGTCCAAATAGACTCTCCATCCTCGTTTTTATAAACGCGTTTTACAATCATACCCTAAAGATATGAACTAAAAAGTAAAGAGGCAAGATTTAGGTGTACTTAATGACTAGATCGTCATCATCGTTTTTGCTGTATTTGGCAAGTATGTTTTTAAGACTGTCTATCTCTCCGTTTAAAGCATTAATTTCTTTATTCTTTTTCCAAGAGGAAAAATTAGGATTGTGAATGAGTTTTGATTTTCTTTCTTCTAACTGCTTTATTTTCTTTTCTATTGTACTTTTTTCGTCAATATCAATTTTACCGTCTCCGTCTGTATCGTAGGTATCTAGAAGTTCTTTTTCTTCATCTACTATTTCCCAATCTTTAGTTTCATTATTAGATCCGGAGACGTAAATTTCATAAGGTTCTTCTGGTAAATCTTGCAGGCTTGCTTCTTCAAAATCAGAAGTATCTTCATAGAACTGCTGAACCTCTTCTTCAGAGAATTCCTCCATTGTATAGTCTTTCGGCTCTTCTTCTTTTTTATAAGCTTGTTTGAAAGCAAAGTTAGCCGTTACTACCAGAGAGATTGCTAGAGGATCAAAAACAAATATAATAATTAAAAGTAAAATGTTAATGATCTCATCCATCGGCTTTCCTGTAAGACCGGATAGATATTTTAATGGTCCTAATTCTGAGGCTAAGTCTGAATTAGATTGAACTTCTACAATCCGGGTTTCTAATTTAATGATTGTATCGTTGAACGATTGTATTTTCTGTGTTAGTTTTTCGTCTTTTACGATTGCTGTTTCGAGTTGTCTTTCAAAAGCCTTTCTATTAGCAGAAGAAGAGTAAGTAATAACCCTACCGGCAGTATCGACATAAGACTGTGTATTATTTCCAAGAGCATTTCTTAGTGATGATATATTTTTTGTTATTGCTTGTTTTTCGGTGTCGTATTGAGCTTTAATTTTTTGATAAGATACTTTTTTAGTTTCAAGTAATTCTACCTGTTTATCTACTACCCCGGCTTTAGTTGCCGTTTCCTGGTATGCTGAGGATAAGAATCCGTAGATACCTGCCGAAGTTATACCTATTAATATAATGGTAGCAAGTGTTAGATAGGCTCTCAGCAGTTTATTCATCGTCTTCCAGTATTGATGAAGTAATGATGCAATAACTAGCTTAGCTACTTCTAAAGATCCAGCCATAATAATGACAGCAAATGCTGCACCGGCAAACAATTTTGATAATCCTGTTACTGAATAATAAGCAGCTGATCCTGAAACGGATAATGCGGTTACTGCTATTAAGAACGGAAAAAGTCCTTTAGATAGTTTTCTCAACATACAATAAATGTATGTTAATAAATAGTTAAAGGCAACTTATTTTCGGTCTCCTTTGTGTTTATCTATCCTGTCTAAGATAGAATTTAGCTCTTTTTGATTCATAAGACCGGCCATTGAGGCATTTTTTAGAGCTGAGATTAGCTGGAATGCTATAAATGGAATTATTACTGTTTCTGATAACCATCCCGTTCCTGTGAATCCTTTTTCAATCATTAAAAGAACTGTTAGTATAATAGTCCAGGAGAATAATGTTTTTAAAACTTTGATTGCTTTGTAGGTTTTGAAACCTTCTCTTTTGATTCCGGCCATGATGCCGAAAAAGCCATCCATGAATACCAAAGCCGTAACTGCCAGATACTGTTCTACATTATCCATTGTTAACTCTAGAAAATAACTGCAAAGGAATGCAAGAATTGTAGTAGCGGACAAAATTACGGCTAAGGTCGTTTTCATGTCAATTATTTTAGTAAATTGTAGTATTCGTTAAAATGTTTAAGTCTATCTTCTAACCCGTTGTAACCTCCGTTAACTCTTCTGGTTACGTTCTTAACCGCAGACTCATCTGCTCCAGCATCACAATACTTCCAAAGTCCGTTTGAATCAAAGAAGAATGCAGCTGATGCTAAAGGATATTTTTCTGATACTAGGTTTGGATTTGCTATTGTGTCTTCCCCAACAAAAGATCCAAATTTAGTGTAGTTGTTTTTTCCTGTTAATTGGATGTAACCTCTACCTCTGAATTTGTAACCTTCTCCGGAAGCTTCATCTCCGTTACCCATTCTGTTTCCATAAACTCTAGATGCAATCTTTTCAGGCTTCCTAGCATAAGATTCAGCTAATTCACCTGGGAAGTATTTCCCAAAGACTCCTTTTAAGCCTTTTGCAGAATAATTTAGGTTTTCAGAAACAGCTCTAAAGTTTCCAGATTCATGAGCACACTGTGCTAGGAAATGAGCCAATCTTAAAGGATTTGTAATATTAAATTTAGCAGCAGTGTCAGGAATTTGAGCAATTACTGCATCAGGAATATGTCCTTTTAAAGCATCTAATTTAAATTCTGAAGGTGGGATTACTGCATGCTCAATTACCGGAGCTGCAGAAGGCATATCTTCACCAAACATCTTTTTCCAAGTTGCTGGTCCGACAATACCGTCAGCGGTAAGACCGTTACTAGACTGCCACTCTTTAATAGCAGCTTCAGTCTTAGGTCCGAAATTACCTACTTGCTCAACACCTAATTTACCTTGAACCTTTTTTACAAGGTCGTTATTAACACCTCTTTTTAGTAACATAATTACTTCTCTTCTTCTTTCTTACCCCAAATCTTGTCTACTGATGCAAGTCCTAGAGCTCCAAAGGCTAATGCTGCAACTGCGTTAACTAAAGACTCTGCAGGAGCAAAGTGTGCTTCTGTAAATGAGTTAGCGAATAAGGTAACACATAAACTGATACCTGCTAAAATTCCGATAAATCTTTTTGATGACGGGGTTCCTTTTTCGTCTTTAAGAAGACCAGTTACCCAAGATACAATCTTTTTCATAATAAATAAAGTTTCTTTGGTTATAAATATTGCTAAATACTGGAAGCCTTACGTAATCCTTCTAAAAGAGCTTTAGAAAATGCTTTTCGATTTAAAGGTATCTCGTTATTCTCAACTTCTAAAAATGCTGCAAAGATGAAAGTCTTTCGCTTTCCAGTTTTTGTTTTACATTCACCGTCCATGCATACTGTAAGAGTCACTAGATAATCTTTTCTTAGCCATTTAGTTCCGACTATGTTTAAGATCTGCTGAGGTGATTGTATGGAGTCGATTGTTACCCTACATACTACACCCATGGTGTCATTTGGTGAGTATCCTTCATTTGCTAAAAGCTCCTCCATGTTTTCTTTTACTCCAAAGGTTACCGGTCTTTCACCGATAAGGTTAATGGAGGTTTGGTTTTCTACTTTCACTTGTACAAACTTAGGCTGGGGTGCTGGTTGAAACAGTGAAAAGATTGCTAATAGAATTGATAATATCATAAGTATAAGTTAGTTTGCGTATCCTGTTCTTATTAAATAGTAGTTTGAACTTCCTTTATTTGTTAACCCGGTTACTGTATAAGTCTGCTGTCCGGAATAAATACTTTTTAAATTTGAAGAAGAGCTTGTTATAGTTGACCAATCCGATGGTGTAAACAGTCTGTAATTAGGTACTCCAGTGCGCCAAGGTCTTCCTATTATCTTCATATAGACTAGATAAACATCTGAAATTGATAGGTTATCATCATTGTTAACATCCATTTTATAGAAGTCTTCTGCTAGACTATTCTGACTGAAGATCTTCTGGGTAAAGGTATCAGCATCATTTGCGGTTGGATTACTTATTGTTAAGGTCTCTATTCTCATCTGGAAATCGTATGAGACTGTATCTCTAGATGTTGCTAATTTATAGAACCCGGTTGAATCTGTATTATGGGTACTAAGTAGAGTATAGGTTGATGCTGTCTTTAATTTTGAATAAAGTTTAACAGGTACGTTTTCAATACCTTCTCCTCTGGCATTATAGATATAACCTGAGTATGAGAATGGATCTGTAGCTCCGGTGATAGTGGTTACAAAGTCGAATGTATTACCGTATGAATAATTACCACATAAAGTTGGGGAAGAAGAATACACCATAATAAATCGCATATAAACCTGTCCGTTATAGACTGAGGTTGGTACTGTAAAACTAGCTGTAACTGTTTTTGTACCGCTCCAGGAAACATTGTAACTGTGTATTAATTCTCCAGCATCAGTTAAATCACCATTACCGTTAAAATCAATCCATAATTTAAAATACTCCATATAGTTTGACTTTGTTTGAGCTGTATATGAAATAGAGATAGACTGTCCTGCTGTAATGGTAGGAACTGCTTGGGTTGAATAAGCATAATCATAATAACCCGGTCCTGAGTATCCTGTGTTTCCATTAAACTTCTTACCGTTAATAGTAACGCTTGCTACATACTCATATCCAAAGTTAGTAGCATTACTTGAACATAGTGGAGATTGTGCATAAGCTTTACTTCCAAAGAGTAGTAATATTATAAGAGTAATTTTGCGCCACATAATACTTGATAATTTACAACGTCCTGACCTGAAATATAAGTACCTCCTCCGGTAAGGCCAATTCCGAAGGTTTTTGTTAGTTTATAATTAAGGTTTAGAAAGGGTATTACTATAGGCTGGGATTCTAAGAAAGACTCTGTGTAATACTTAGTATAAGGTGCCCATACACCGGCTGCGATGATAGTAGCATCTAATTTTTTTAGAAGCTCTCCTTTATACATAAACCCGGCTATTGCTAGGGTAGAGATAAATTCTTCTTCAAATAACCTTCCGTAAGTTCCAGCCGCACCGTAAATAGCAGTAAACTTTTTCAAGCTATTAACCCTTACAAATAAAGTTGTGTTTGTTATTGATTTAGGTAGTAGGGAAAATGAATTAGATAAAACGTTAATATGTTTATTTCCTTTATCATTTGTTCCGATCCAGGACTTCATTAAGTTAATATTTCCAATCTTGGCATTTACCATATAATCGGCTGATACTCCTAAAGAAGCTGTTCCGTCTCCTTTAACTTTAGTAAACGACATAGTGCCTCGGGCATCCTGGGATCCATCGGCTCTTGTTTGGACTCCGACAATATCCCCGGTAACTAAGATTGCCGGTTTTTGAGTTTTGGTTTTTGACTTTGAAGCTGCTTTTTCTGATTTCTGACCTGAGCCAGCTGTTTCATTCTCCGCCTCCGCCGGCACATCTCCAGTCTCTTTCTCCTCTGTTTGTTTCGTCTTGCCTGACCCGGAGCCGTTCCCACCACCAGAATTACCGCCATTACCAGAACCATTTCCACCATCTCCTACTCCTCCTCCGGATTCTGACCCGCCTTTATTTTCTGATGTATTTCCTCCCACTTCTCCCGTTCCTGTTTCTCCTCCAGTTTTATCCCCAGGGTCAGAATTAGAACCAGAGCCAGAACTACCGCTATTGCTATTGCCAGTAGAATTGCCTTTCGATGTGGAAGATCCAGATCCAGAGGATTGATTATTAGAGTTATCATTACTATTACCAGAAGGAGAATCTGGGTTAGAAGGGTCATTTGAGCTATTTGATTTTTCATCTGCTGAAATGTTTGTTCCTGTGTTGGTTGCAGAACCTACGTTAAGGCTACTCCCTAATGAGGCAATAGATGCAATAGAATTAAGATTCATCACACTATTAATCACATTAGTTGCCAGGGTGGTGGTAGTAGTTGTAGTCGTGGTTGCTACCGCACCTTGGCAAGGAGAAGCATTCTTATACTTGTTATAAATAGTGTTCATCCACGCATCAAAGGTTCCATCATAGAGTTGATCGTAGCTAAACGACCGGACTTGATTGTAGTAAGCAATCATAATCGGTGAAGACATATCACCGGAAATATACTTAATATCTTTAGTACAGGGGTCTATATACGAATACATGAAGGACTGCCCTTTTAGAGACAGTCCCCCTAGTAAAAATACAAGCAATATCTTAATTCGCAAAGACACCGGCTGAGATCAATCTTTTAATTACTTTAGCTGAAGCTGTTTCTAAAGCCTTTCTGGTTGCACGTCCTACCGTACTCTGAGAAAACTTCATTCCGTCTAAAGATCTTAAGAATGATTCACCTACCTTCTTTGCTTCTCCTTCACCGGATCCGATATAAACCTGACCGGTTTCAGCATCTACAAACCTTACCTGCAGTCTAACAAAAGTAGTTACAGCGACTTTAGTTTTAAAGCCTTGAGCTGCCTCATTTTCATCTACTGCAAAGTCTGCAATGGATACATATACAAAGTATCTAGCTGCCTTAATCTTCCCTCTTCCATTTATAGGTTCTTCAAATACTCCTTTTTTAGAAGCTTTGAATTGAGTTACCATTCTTTTCTTTATATCGGACTTTTCTTCAGTAAAGATAAATCTGTTAGTTTCGTCCATATAATCTAGAACTGATTCTGCAAATCCTAAACCGACATTCTTCTCTCTTAAGGTTGGATACATTTCGTACATTCTAGAAAGATCCATACTTAATACCTGGATGGCGTATTTGATAGAATCGTTGTAATCTGAAACTGTTGAGATGCTTACCTTCTCAACTTCATCACCTTCAGTTGTAGTTTTCATAGAACCACAACCGACTAAAAGTATAACAGTAAATAAAGTAACTAAAATTCTTACCATGGATCCTCCTCTTCAACTGGTGCAGACTTGGCCGGTGCTGCAGGTACTGCAACAGGCTTTTCTACCACTCTTTCAATTATTCTTGTAGGAGCAGGAGCTGCTTTCTGTTCTGGGATGGTTAGGTTAATGGTTGGACCTGTTACTTGAACTTCCTGCTTTGATTCTTGTTTTACAGGAGCTACTTGCTCGGTCTTAGTTTCTTCTTCCTCTATACCGAACAACTGCTCGATATGAGTAGCTACATAACCGCCACCGGCAGTTACTGCTGTTGCAATGATTCCAGCAATTGTCTTCTTGATGGAACTCATTCCGCCTTCTTGTGTTTCTTTTTCTTCTGACATAATTTAATTTTTATAGTAGTAATAATGGTATTAAATCTTCTAAAACTTCTCCAGTTTCAGCTAAATCAGTAGTTACTTCAGCAACTGTGTCTGTATCTTCAGATGCAGTAACTTCATCTTCGCCTATGTTATTTTGCATCTTATCAAAATAACCTTTAATTTTTCTTCCTCTACTAATAACACCGTAGATATTTTTAGCTTCTTTTACTTCTTTTAAGATGTGAGGTTGGTGAGTTTGGGGTTGCCATTCTTTAACTTTAGAATGTAGTTCTTTCAATTCTGGGACATCGCTAGGCGTGTATCCATCATTATTAACAATTACTTGTGGTATACGAAAATCTTCCATTTTAATTTACGTTTGATAATGCTTCTCCGTCTTCTTCGTCAACTTTTTGGATTAACATCTTATCTCTATCTTCTGAGTTAAACCAGTAGTCAACTACTTTATTTAAATTACCTACAAATGCACCTAGTAAGATAAGTAGCATTTCTTTCCAGTTCTCAGCTATTTCTACTCCAAAGAATACTGCTGAATTGATTCCGGCAATAATAAAGAAGAATAAGAAAAGAACTACTAAAGTGATCTTCCAACGATTACCTTGCATCTGCTGGAGCATAAAGTAAAAACGGTTCTTATCGTCTACTTTTACGAAATCTGTTTTTGTGAAGTTACCAATTTTCATTTTATCTAGAAATTATAATTTTGTTTGTAGTTAAGGTTTTGTCTGTCTGCACTCTTACGATATACATTCCGTCTACTAGTCTTTCTAGATTTACTATGTATCTATATTCACCAGCCGGGAATCTATTCTCAATCACTTCTAAAACCTCTCTACCAACTAGATCAGTAACGGATACTTCCGTTCCTGTCTCTTCCTGGATTCTAAATTCAATTACAACTTGACCTTGGTTAGGATTTGGATATACAAAGATATCTGATATTTCGTTTATTCTAATTGGGTTCTTAATTCTTCTAACTTCTACTACTCCGTTAGTTGGTTTGATATTCATGTCTTTAGCATTTCTATCTCCAACAAACTTAGCTCCAGTCCATAAAGCTGCTGTTGACCATTCATCTTGAGGCTTCTTAGCAGTAAACTGTAAAGTGAAAGCTGTCTCACCGTTAGTAAGTAAGTTCTGATCTGTTAAATCAGCTCCACCCCAGGATACAACTCCATCATGAGGATTGAAGTAAGATACCCATTTCATAATTTTTTCTGTATTTTGAACTCCTTTAAGAACTAATACGCTTGTATCGTATTTAAGATCTAATTGTAGAGCACCTAATACTTTCTGACCGGTAAAAACCTTAACAGGTACGTTAATTAAATTACCTTCGTCAACTTTTACCTGAGGCATATTAACCTCAATCTCATCAATTACATCATCATACTCAACTGTCTGGTCAATAATATATTTACTAGCATTTGCTGGGTTAACAATTTTGATTGGTATCAAACGAGCTTTCTTAAATCCGGTGTTATTAGCATCACCTTTAGCAGCTACATAATACACTACTGAATCGTCTCCGTTGATATAGTAGGTAAAGTTAGTTACACCTGAAATTGTAGATGTTTGGTTGGTTGAAGATCCGTCAATTGTATTATATTCAGTCTCAGTAAAGAATAAAACGTCTTCTTGAGAGTTAGGCCATTGGCTGAATCTTCCTGATAATCTTGCATACACTGTATAAACGTCGGCAATAGTTACTGCTCCGTCATTTCCGTTTACGTCAAAGGTGTAGTAATCAAATCCAGTTAAGGTATGTTTACCTAACATTACTTTATTTATCTGCTGGGCATCAGCTGTTGAGTAGATTGATCCAACTCCCATTGTATCTCCTTTAACAGCCATTCTAGTATCCCAGTAAGTAGTATCTAAGAATTCTCTAAAAACTACCTTACCATTAGCATCAGTTTTGTCTTTAGCTACTTCAGACCAGGTAGAACCACTCTTAGGTTTTTTCTCAAGTGATACCCAAAGGTTAGGTGCATCTGTACCGGTAGTGTTAATAAACTTACCAACAAAGCGTAACACTCTCTGATTAAATCTACCACCGTAAGAATAAACGGTCAGTGTAGTATCGTTTCCGTAATTGGTAGAAGCTAAGTCACTCCAACCTGAAACGTCTGAGATTTTTAATGTCTTGATTGAGTCTAAAGTATTCCAGGTAGCATCTGCTGCATGAGTGAATGTAAGATCAAAGGTTGCTCCATTGGAATAATTATAAGATGCATTAGTTCCTGTATAAACTAAAGTTACTGTTAAGTACCCGTTTGTGTTATCATCAACATAATCTAAGACTTGGTTACTTGTAGAGATCTTTAATGATGGAACTACAGCAGTAAATGCTGTGTTATCATACTTAACTTTAAACTGCATACCAGTAATATTTTCACTGGTTGAAGTGTTATAAAAGTACAACGGCGCCACTGTTTCACCGTCGGTGGTAGTCCCTACTTGGTAGCCGGAGTCAATAGCGACCCAGTGTCCGGTACCGGGAGAGGAAGTAGCAGACTGTCCAAAGATAGCTGCCGTCGTCATCAATACTGTTAAAAGCGTTAATAGTTTTTTCATTTTGTTGCTTGTATCTGTTCTACTACATGGTTAATTAGCCATGGTTCTGGACCGGGTAACTTTTTAAGAAACTCTAATTCATAACGGTAGCAAAGATGTTCTTCGTCTTTAGATAACAGCTCCACCCCTCTGTCCATCAGATATAGGTGTAGACTTTCATGTAGGAGAACTAATGCTAGGTTATTTATTGAACCTAGATTCACATCTTTAACAGCAACTATAACGGTAGAATCACCGTCGTTTGTTGAATAACTACCATTCCAAAACTGTACTCTAGAACATGCAGTATTAAGCAACTGAAATTTAGTTGTATCGTATTGATGTATTACGGAAAGGGCTGAGTCAATTTTTAAATGCCAACCGTCTCCGGCTTTATCAATACTTATTTGGCTGTAACCTCCCAAAGGGGTGAGTAGTAATAGCCAAAACCAAATTTTCATTTCTCTAATAAATAGAGGTTGGAACCTGATATTACTGTGTTTCCTTTAAGATGTTTAGGTTCATAAGGACAGTGACGGCAACCGCTACCACAGCACTTACCTCTCTTTAAATGAAAGTAGGCGGTAAATACATACCGCCCGTCTTCAATATAATATTCTTTAGGTTCTAATTTACTCACTTAATCAGTAATGTTATTCTAAATCTAACTGTATTTGAATTATCCCATCCTACTCTATACTTTATTTTTTCTTTAGTTATATCTACAGCAATTGCCATATTATACCACTCTTTATACCAGAATTCCTGCTGCACCCATAAATTAAATTTATTGAACTTATAAATTAATCTTGGTTCAAAAGTTGGAGCATTTTTTTCAATCTTATAGTGTAGGGGAATACTGAGGTATAATTTGTTTTCTTTGTGAATGTTATACCTGTAGGTAAATCGATTTTCTTGAAGATTGGTTCGATGTCTTAGTTCAAACCCTTGGTAGCTTGTTGTTAGGTAGGATTTGCCATTTGTTCTCATTTCGTAACCTAGATTCTGTGAGAATAGAGACTTTGAAATCAAAAACAGAAGCAGTAATAGCTTTTTCATTTATAGTAATTACTTATAAATTAAGAAAGCCCGGATAAAAATCCAGGCTCCCGTATTACTAAAGTATTAAGAATTGGCTATTGTACCTCGCAAGCACCGCCGGCACAAGCAACCTCTCCTGCTAAATCAGTTAAATCTTCAGTCTCAACAACTTTTTCTAGATCAATCTCAGTTAGCGTACTCATCAACTTATTATAAGTCTCTTCATCACAGTCTTCAAAAGGAGCCTGCTTGTAAGTATGACCGTCATAAGGAAGTACTGAAAGTCCGTTATAGAATTTTTTATTCTTCCACATCCATGCTCCTACTTCTTCCCATTCATCTTCTTTGATTGAGATGGTAGCAGAAACGTTATGAGAATTATTTCCTTTTCTATGACCGGGCTTGATCCATTCCTTAGTTACTGTTTTTACTCTTTCTAAAAGTTCCATAGGAGATTCCGTTCTTAGAATTGCACCTTCG